CCTTTTTACACCACCGAAGAGCTTGGTGGAGCTATCTCTAATGAGGATATTTTAGATGAAGAATCCCCAGCGGAGAAAACTTTTAGTGGAACATCAGATGTTAGTATTGAAGACCGCTATAAGCTTGTTCAACAGTGTGGCGATAAGGGTATCAAAGTTAATAAGCTCTGTTCGCACCTGGGTATTATATCGATAGATTCTATCACCGAAGTTGAGTTTCGTAAGGCTTTACAATTTGTCAATTCTTCTAAAGGAGTTTAGTTATGTCGAATTTGTTACCTGTCGGTAGTTACATTGGTGAGATCGTTGGACACGATCTCACACAGTTTGGCGATAAAAAAACACCTGCCGTTGTGGTAGATGTAAAACTGCACCGCGGTACTGACAATGACCGTCAGGCAGTGGAGTGTGATGGGGATATCAAGCGTGTTATCTATTGGTTATCTGAGAAGGCTTTACCCTACTCAGTGAAGTCACTAGCTGCGTTGGGTTACACATCAGATGACATTGACGGCCTCTGTATGAACCAAGAAGGTGAATCTGGCCTAGTTGGGATTGAGGTCAAAATCAGTTGCAAACATGCAGAGGATCAAAAGGGTATTATGCGTGAAAGACTGGGTATGTTCCCAGTTGCCCCTGCTGCGTCACCACTTGACAAAGCTAATTTACACACCTTTGGTCTGTTGTTCAGGAAAGAACAACAAAAACTTCAAGAAGAGGCTAACAATGTATCTACTACGATGGTTGAGGATGAGGTTGAGGAAGTTGAAGAGAGGCCTACTCCTAAAAAAGTAGCCCCTGCTAAAACTCCTAAGGGTGGTAAGTCCTACCAGAGGTCACCTTACTAATGGACTATGATCGCACGGATGCGTTTAAAACTTTTACCGATGCGTTCACTATGTGGGCGCAGAGGATAAAAAAAGTACAAACCGATTCTCTAGAAGCCTACGCTCTTCTAGAGAAGGAGTTTGCTATCAACACCAAAAACTACAAAAAATCAAACGATGTTTTTATAGTCAATGCGACCACCTACTGGGCAGCTATTGCCAGTATCAGTTCTAACCTGTCGAAGACAGCAGAGCACTTATCACAACAATGCAACAAGGCATCTGGCTATCAGATCGACATGGGGGAAATGGAAGATGTCTTTGAGCAACAACGAGTCTGGAACGAAAAACATCTCCTTAATTCTAGAAAAGCTAGAGCAGGTGACGAACTCAGGAACTGAGTGGAAGTCACTCTGCCCTGCACATGAGGACAGATCCCCTAGCCTCTCTATTAGGCAATCCGGTAACCAAGTTCTATTGCATTGCCATGCAGGGTGCAAGACATTGGATATTGTTCACGCAATGGATCTAGATTTTAGAGATCTGTTTATTGAAGATGATCTAGAACTGTTTGCAGAAGTGTACAAGGATCTTATACAAGGATCAAAGCTGTCGCTTGGTGACTACACGGTGCTTGTTGCACGGGGTCTAACTGAGGAGTGGGTTAACCTGGGCGGGTACCGCTCATTAGCTGACCCCACCACCAAGCGCAGTGTATTACAACTCCAAGAGAAACATGGGGATCTACTTGGTAGTGTGCCGGGGTTTGTGGAGAATAAGGGTAAGTACCGTATAAAGGCACAGAGCGGTATTCTGTTGCCCGTTGTTAGCGTTGAGGGTAAGGTATCAGGGTTCCAAATAAAAACAGGTGGGGAACCTAAATACATTTGGTTCACTGGGGATACTCAGGCTAAAGTATCATGCCATGTACCATGGCAAGCTGTGGGTAGAGAGAAACTTAGAATCACCGAAGGTGTATTAAAGGCCGACATTGCGTGTTGTCTAGATGACACCGCACTAACAATTGGAGTACCGGGCGTTACTAACTGGCAGTCAGCACTCCCGGTTACCCGGTCACTCCAATTAAAAGAAGTTTACATCGCGTTTGACATAGATTGGAAGACCAACCCCAATGTCAAAACAGCACTCACCGAACTATTCTATGGCTTAAAGAATGAGGGTATTACACCCTTAATAGAGGTGTGGGACCCTGCTTATAAGGGCATTGATGATGCCCTTATTGCTGGGTCACCTATCTCCATCCTAAGGTCTATACCTAGTGATGAATCAATCCCAAATGTTCGACCTGCGACTGAGTATAAACCAGTTAAGGTCGAGTGGATGTGGCGCGGGTGGCTACCTAAGGGTATGCTCGTAGTGCTAGAGGGTGACCCATCGCTGGGCAAGTCTACCCTCTGTGCCGATATTGCGATGCGAATTACCACCTGCACTCCATTCCCCGGTGAAGTAGATAAACCTGTTTGCGGATCTGTGTTGTTCCTCAGTGCAGAAGATGACCCAGGTAGTATTACAGTACCTAGGATGAAAGCTGCTGGTGCAGATCTCAACAAGGTTTACTTCTGGGATCATTCCCCAACCTTCCCTAAACAGATAGCTGAACTAGAGCGCATCATCGAGCAGCTAGGCATTGTGCTGGTGATACTTGATCCACTACTAGCCTTTTTAGATGACACGGTAGACTCCTACAAGGACCAGTCTATGCGACAGATGTTAACACCACTAAAGAAGATGGCTGAACGCACTAACTGCACTGTGCTGATGATTAGACATCTCACTAAGGGTAGTGCACAGGTTTCCCAGATGTATAAGGGTGGTGGCTCAATTGCTGTGGTTGCTGCTGCTAGGGTGTGCCTTTACATGGTGCACGATGAGGACACTGGCGATAGGGTATTGGGCCAAGTTAAAAACAACCTGGCACCTAAGCAAACATCATGGGCCTTTGAATTCTTAGAAGGTGCGGATTGGCAAGATACTAAACTCCATTGGAAAGGTAGATCCGAACTATGAGTGGAAAATTTAGCCGTGACAAAGGAATGCGTAGGGAACGAGAATTCGTGCACAGGTACATGAAGATACCTGGCATATTCTGCCATAGGGTTCCACTGAGTGGTGCTGATGCCAACTATAAAGGCGACCTAAAGATACAAGCTGGTGTGTACGAGTGGACTGGTGAGGTGAAATGCAGATCCACTGGGTTTAAACAGATCTACGACTGGCTAGGTGAGAACGACATACTGCACATTCAGGCAGATAATAAAGATCCCATGGTCGTACTACCTTGGTGGTTGTGGAGTTGTATCGTTGAAAAGTTAGCTGGGGAGGCCTTCATTGAACAACCTATTAAAGAAGTATAAATGGAACGGACAACATGTACCATGTGATGGTGCGATGGCGTTCGACACTGAAACCACATTGATTGAGCCAGGTGTTACACCTGAGTTAATCATACTCACCTTTGCGACTAACCATGCTGCATATATTGTATCACCTGACCAACTACCTGAGTGGGTACAGATGGTATCTGCTAGTGGTTGTCCACTGGTGGCCCATAACTTTGCCTTTGATTACCATGTGGTACATCATGCGTTGGGCTTTGTAGAAGACATCCGTGTGTGGAAACAGATGGTAGAAGACAACCGTGTGTGGGACACGATGATATTGGACTTCCTAGTTAGACTAGCTAACGGGGAAGAGGATGGTCCTCTAAGACCGTCCTCTCTACTAGACCTATGTAAACACTACCTGAACACAGATATTAGCAAGGCACTACAGTGTGAGTGGTTCCAGTGGCATCAGAAACCATTAGAGGATGTGCCTGATGAGTTCTTAGCCTACGCCCTGCACGATGCGAGAGCAACTAGGGAGCTATACAACGAACTGCACCCAGTGGCTAAACACTTAGCACAGCACAATAACTGTGTAATAGAAGAGTTCGGGTACCTAACCCACCATACTCAAATTAAAGGTGCGATTGCACTAGCTGATTGCTCCAAAGTGGGTATCAAGGTTGACCAAAAAGCACAGCAAGAGGTGGGTGTGGAGATAAAGCTACAGATACAAGACCGGGTGAACTGGCTAACTGAGCACTACCCTAGCCTGTTTAAACGGGATGTGGTTAAGAAGCGCAAGGGGCAACTAATAGTCAATCCTATTACTGGTGTACCCTCAATAGATAGTAAGGCACTGCGTGTTTATTTACTGGGTATAGCAGCAGAACTAAACCTCCCCAACAAGTCTATTCCCATGACAGCTAAGTCCCAAGAGATAACCACTAGTGGTGATTTCTGGTGTGAGCATAAACACCCATTCATCCAGGCGTGGCAAGATATGTCCACCAAAGCTACCCTACTAAATTTTGTGGACCAGATTAAGATTGGCAGTGTTAACCCTAAGTACCAGGCATTAGTTCGTACTGGGCGCACCTCATGCTCTAAGCCCAACCTACAGCAGATGCCTAAGGCTGAATGGTTTCGCAAGTTGTTTGTTCCTAGGGATGGCACAACCTTTGTGATTGCTGACTACAACGCTATTGAGTTGAGATGCCTAGCAGCAATATGCAAGTCTAGGTTTGGGTTCTCCAGACTAGCCGAAACATTCTCGGAGGGTGTGGACCCACATGCGTACACAGCAGCTAGCTTGTTGAACATGGACTACAAGAAATTTATGGGGTTAAAATCTACTGAGCCTAAGAAGTTTGCTAAATTTCGACAGGCAGCTAAAGCCATCAACTTTGGTGTACCCGGTGGACTAGGAGCTAAGGCACTCATGGCGTATTCTTTAGCCCAATACGGTGTAGAGATGACTATGGAACAGGCCAAGGAATGGAAAAATAAAATGATCACTGAGATCTACCCTGAGCTATCTGTGTACCTAGAACAACAGACCCTCAACAACATGGCGTATAACCTGCAATCGTCCCCAGCAGAAATATGCAACAGCTTCGGTATTAAGGGTATAGGTATATTTGCATTCTCTGCAATAGCTGATGTAGTTTCTGGTAAGAAGGAGAACTTTAAAGGTAAGGCCTACCCCAGTACCTTTAGACGGTATGTGTGGGACGCGCTCGAAATAGTCAACAGAGACAACGGACTAGACTTCCTAATCCGATCTAGAAGAGGTAGTCAGAATTTACGCAGAAGACTATTTGGTTCTACCGTAGTTACACTGACAGGGCGTGTACGAGGTTCAGCAGAGTACACAGAATCCTGCAACACCCAGTTCCAAGGATTGGCCTCAGATGGTGCAAAACTAGCACTGTACGAGGTATCACAAGTGTACCCAGTGGTTGCGTTCATACATGACGAGCTAGTGGTTGAAGTCCCTACCGAAGGGGCGGGACTTCATTTAGACAGGGTGGTTAAAATGATGGAGACACAAATGGATAGAGTCCTATTTGGTATTGTGGAGTCTAAAGTAGAAGCACAACTAAGCGCAACATGGAGTAAAGCATGACCCCTAAAGAACTAGATGTAATTAAAAACAACTCAAACGCATGGTGCTTACCTGATTCAGGCGCACGCCAAACATTCACCAGTGGGAGTGTACGAGACACACAAGAGAATAAGGGTAGGTATGACCTACTCCCGTTCTGCGCTCTAGAACGGATAGCAATCCACACCGAACACGGTGCAAAGAAATATGGGGATCGCAACTGGGAGAAGGGACAACCTGTCTCCAGGTACCTCAACAGTGCGATTAGGCACATCACAAAATACTGCATGGGACGCAAAGACGAAGATCATCTAGCAGCAGCGTGCTGGAACCTGATGTCAGCTATGTGGACTATGCAAGAAATAGAAAATAAAAACCTGCCCATCGAACTAGGAGAACACTATGAAAGACGATTACACTGGGGACAACAATGCGGGGAAAAAGAACAGAATGTCACCACACAAAATTGTAAAAAAGGAGAGACGGTTACAGGCAATCTCCATGCGTAAAAGAGGTCTAACTTATGCAGAAATAGGCCGAGAAATGGGTGTTTCACGACAAGCTGCGTACTCCTATGTAGAGCGCGAATTTACCTCCATGCTGAAAGAGGGTAATATAGTAGCTGAAAAGGCGTTATCTCTTACTTTAAGTAGATTTGATGAGCTTTTAAAGGTGTACTATGAGGAGGCAGTTAAAGGAAATAGAGAATCTTTAAATTCTGCGCTTGCAATCATTGATAGGCAGGTTAAATTACTCGGAATAGAAGCCCCAAAACGGACCGAATCCACGGTCACCTATCAGAATATGTCGGACCAAGAACTAGCGCAACAGGCATCAATGTGGGGTATAACCTACACACCTGACCAGCTAGAACTTAAGCCTGATATCCCAGAACGGTAGTTTTATAGCCCGGTGGTTTCTATACCTTTACAGAAAGTGTCTATCATGCCTTGTTCAGTAATTTCTATGCCCGGTAAAGTAACAACCCTCGTAGTTGAGCACACCTCAGGTGAAACCACTAAGACGGTAGATGTTAGATATACGGATGATGGTTGCGTGATAGCCCTTTACAATGCTGAAACGAAAACATTAGAAGACGGCATAACCTTAGACCACACTCAAATGTCAATCGTTATTGCGTGTCTAAGTGCGAATGGGTTTAACTTTTAGATAACTTTGAATTAAATATTCAATAAAATACCCGCCTTAAAAGCGGGTATTTTTATTTAAATTATTATTCATTTTAAAATCGAAATCAATTTTAGATTTAACCTAGACTTTAGTCTACTTTGAAATATTATAAATATTATTACTTTGTAACTAAAATG